TCAACATTTAGCTCGCCTTCGTAGCCTTTCATGAAGTACTCAGTCATCTTATTAGATGGATCTAAGCCAGCATCACGAAACACTTCTTTGCGTTGCATTTGCTGAATTTGTGCTTCAAGCTCATCAGCCCTCTTAGCTTTCGCTTCGAGTTCTCTACGCCAATTTGGTTTGGATTCGGTACTAGAAACTTCTTCCGTTTCTGTAGACTCTGTTTCCATTATGTCACTCACCTTCTCATACACGCTAACAACGGTGGAATGCCAGCGGAGTTTAATTATGTGTAAACAGCTCACCCTCTTAATGGGGCCGATTACATAACTAAATATAGAGAAAAACAGGGTTTGCGTCTACAACCTATTAATTTTGTGTAGCTCCAAGACCAATAGCACCTTGTTGCTGCATTAAACCGCCTAAACCTTTTTGCTTTGTTTGGCTTCTTCGATCTCTTAAACGTCTAATATTCGCAATCGATTCTGGATCTAACGCAAAAGCTGAAGCAGCTAACTCAGAAGTCGTTACCCCTTTAGTAGAAAAAGTATCTTCTGTTAAACCAACTGAAGTAGCTAAACGTTCTGAAATTTGCATTGGTTGATAAAATTTACTTGCTAAACGCTCAGCTACTGATTTACTTAAACCGCCTTTACCAACTGTTTCTATAGCAGCAGAAGATAAACTAGCAGCAGTCATTTGATTTCTACTTTCAAACACCGTCACAGCCCTATCAGGGTCTATATAATACGCAATTATATCGCTATCGCCATCCCCACCAATACCGTACAAACGTGCTAATTCTGACTTTAAATTAGGATCTACATTAGCTACAGCTTGCGCTGCTAACTCAACTCGTTCTTCAACTTCTTTAGGCGATACATCATTTCCAATTAATTGAGCTAAATCACTAGGCTCATAAAATTCACTAGGAATACCATATTCCATCATAACTTGCCTGTATTGATTTTCATTAGAAATATATTGGTCAATAGAAATAGCATTTAATCCTGCATCTTCTCTTAATTGCATCCCATAAAATCTATCTTTAAACTCGTCAGTGTCTTTTAAACGCACAATCATTTGATCTATCGTGTAATCTTTTTGAACCCATTCAACAAGTTTTGGTAACAAAGATTCCAAACCATAATTGCTAAGCATATCTTTCATAAGATCGTATGCTTCTGTTTCTTCTACAGGAGCGTTAGTTTCTGGAACAGAAGTTACAGCATTAGTAACAATTGAAGAATTAAACGGATACTTTTCGCCTTCAATTATTTCTCCTGTTTGTACATACGTTGTGTAATCAGTAGTATCCGCAGCAACGCTGCCACCCATACCAAAATCCGAATTTAAAAGTTCATCTTGATTAATAGCCATTAATACGAAGCCTTTCCAAAGGCAGACGCAATACCTTCAACAAGTTGATATATCTTATTCTGCCCCCTATTGCTACTTAAATAATCATCAGTTCCACGAACATAATTTTCAGCTTCCCACCTAGTCAAAGCACGAACTGAACCTGTAGGGTCAACATGATTAATAATCGGACTCCATTTAGGATCAGCTAAATTAACTTGCTTACCAAGCAAATCTTCAATAGCAGTTTCAGTACTCTGAAAATATTCTTTAGGAGTCATACCCAACTCTAATAATGGTTCTTTCAAATGAGGAAACTCAGCCCACGCTTTATGTTTTAAAAATTGAAGATACTCTTGTTCGTTTGTATTCCCAACAAACATATCTTCAGCCCATCTTCTTGCTGTTTCATCATTAACTTTTATAAAATAATTAGCAGCGTCAGCTTTATTTTTTTCTACTTGACCTTCAAACAAATTGTAATCATTAACAACATCTTTCTCATCAATATGCGCTAAAACCAAACCATTTATAAAACCCCTATCACCTGTTTTATTAAGACGTTCAACTTTATAAGCAAGATCAAATATTTCATCTTCAGAAAACCCGTACAATAATTGGTTAGTATCAACATCAATAGACGTTAAACCTAAAAATTGTAAAGTATTTTCAATTTCTGTTATAGCTGTTTCAAGGTATTCTTTTTTTTCTACGTCATTTAATTCTGAAAATTCAACATCAAATTCTTTTTGGTGTTTCGTATTTTCTTGACCCCATTTAGTAAAAGTTAACAATTGCCTTATTCTTAATTCACCTTGAGCAGTATCCCCAGCAATCTCTGTTTGAGCAAATGGACCATCTGCAAGAATAGCATCTAAAATATTAATCGGTTCTCCCGTAGCTGTAGGATCATTCCAAGGAACATAATTACCAAATCGATCTTGACCTATTAACAAATCATCTTGGTTTTCATCTACAAAAAAACCAATAGCCCCAAATTGTTCTTCTAAAAACCCTTGGCTTCTTTCTTGATATAAACCAGCTTGTGATAAAGCACCGCCTAAAGAAGATTCACCATAAAAAGTACCTTGCGTTTGGCCAACATTTACATCTGGGGTATACGACCCACCCATAACATTATCGTAACCATCGCCACTCCAAGCTAATAATAAATCACTAACAGAACTAGAAAACTTTTCAGGAGTAGTCCCATCACGAAACTCTTCAATCATACGGCTGTAACCACGTTCTAAAAACTTTGCTGTTTCTTCAACGCCTTCATCAAAGTTGCTAAAATTGCGGACACCATAAACAGTGCTTTCGCTAGCTACCCATCCACCTTCTTGATTATTTAAATCATTCCAAAAACCAGCAGAAGAATTACTTTTTTTATCAAGAGCAATTGCAAGCGGATTAAAACCTGCACCTGTTCCTTCCATAGCCATCCACCGAACTAAAGTATCAACATTCCCACTATTATTAGGATCAGCGCCAAGCCTAGTAAGCAAAGATTCAGCAAACCTTTGACGACTATATTCTCCTACTGTTTGTTGATTCGTAGAACCAGAAAAAGCAACCGGCTCTGATTGTTCTGGAGTTTTAGAAAAAATAACATTAATAGCATTTTGCAACTCAACATCATTTTTAGCTTCTTCTTCAAGAGCCGACCAATTAATATTTGGAACAACCATTATCTACCACCTAAAACTACTCTATTTAAAGCTTGAACAGCTCTAGATTTTTTCGCAGCTTCAGTCTTTAAAGGATTTTCTTCTTCTAAAAACGACTTTGCATAAAGAGACGGAGTACTTGAAGTTAATTGAACATTACTAGCAGAATGCTTTTCAACTACATCTACCATATATTTAAGAAATTTTTCTTTTTGCAAATTAGAAACATTCTCACCTAACAAATCACGGCTTGCTGCATTAACAGTTTCAGCAAGAGCTAACGGATCGTAATAAGTAATATTTTTTCTTTCCATAGCTTCAACTTGCTTAGCTTCTACAAACTGACTGTATATTTCTTCACCAGTTAAACCGCTTTGCCCCGATAAAATATCATAAGCAAGACTTATACCTAGCCCCGTTTGGCCCGGAGCTTTAATAACTTGACCTCCAACCTCTCCTGTAACAATTTCTCCAGTCGGTTTCCATTCCTCTGCATAATATAAAGCTTCAGCTAAAGCCATTCCAAAATTCTTCATATCTAAATCAAGAGCTTTGCCTTCTTCAAAATTAACAAATGCAGCATCAAGACCTCCAACTCGATCATAAAAACCTGCATTAGCTAATTCCATAGCCATTAACGATTGTTCTTCTTTAGGTAAATTTTGTATCAAATACATTACATCAGCTACTATTTGTTCATCATCTTTAGTTAAAGGTTGCCCGTCAAGTTCTAAATCGCCAAATCTTGAATCTTCAGGATCAAAAGCACCTATTGTTGCATACCCAGTATTTTTTATAAGTTCTTGTATTGCTGCAGCTTTATCTAAAACTTCTCTATTAGTTCCAACATCTTGGTCATATTCGTATTTAGGAGACTGAGGGGTATCTGGTTCCCATGCAGCAATTTCAGTAACATTAACCATTACTTGATTAAACGCTAAATTAATTGCACGTTGATAATCTTCAGTTTCTCCTACAAAATCAGTAGGTAAATTAGCCGTTTCAAAATAAGTATTAATATCATCAATTTGAAAATCTTCTAATTCATTCCAAGAATTTAATGTTTCTTCAATATCTGTAGCGTTTGCACCATCTAATCCTGCATGAAATGTATACGCATTTATAGTTTTACTTGATATTTCTGACATACTGCTACTCTAGTCCATCCAACTATTTCGTTGAATAAGGTCATTAGAAAAATACTTTTCATAAAAATTAGTATTTTGAGATTTAGAAGCATAATCTGTTTGAATGCTCTTCCACCTTAACAACAAATCTGTATTAGATTCTGCTGTTAAATCGCTAGAACCATTTAAACCACCTCGTAGTTCTAAAAGATCTTGTATCGCTTTTCGCTCCATCAAATAACCATCTTCACCAACAAGGTCTTTATACCAATCAAATTTCTTACCCACACTTGGATTATCTAATAACTCTTCAAGACCTTTTATAACATCTCGCATATACGTAGGAGATTGATATTCTTGTTTAGACTCAAACCAAAGCGGATACTTTGCTGCTAATTCTTTTTCTTTAGCATCAAACAATATTCGCAAATCACTATTTTCTTCTGCATACAAAGAAGAAGAAACCCCTGATTTACTAAAACGAACATCATTAGGAGAAGGCGCATCTTCAGCAGCTTCATTACTGCCAGCATTAAGATCAGGGTTAGGAGTTTCTAACCAAGCATTCCATTCTGCCCAACCTTGTTTAATTTCTGCGTTTTTAACAAAGTTTTCAGGACTTAAATATTCAATAGTTTCATCATTCAACATCATTTGTCGGACAATTGGAGAAAAATTATTTTCATCAAGTACAGAACCACCCAATGAATTTGTCACAGCAGGAGCAAGCGTTGGATGGCGTTCAATAAAATCAGCAAACTCTTTACTTGTGTGCCAACCAGAAACAGATTGTTCTACATTAAATTTATTATTTGTGATGCTAGCTGTTAACATAAAAAACTCTTCGCCATACGCTGTAAAAAACATTTGATCTGCAAGGTTATCGTATGTTTCATAAGGGAAAGCTTCTACCCATTCTCTGTATTGTTGTATCATTTCAACAAAAGGCGAAGCATCATCTACGGCAACAGGCACTAACGTGCTACCAAATACTTTTAAAAATCCAATGTTTCTTGTTCTAGTTTGAGCTTCGTGAAGAATATCTTGAAATTGTTTTCTATCTGTATAATCTGGGACTATACCGTTTTGTCTCATTTGAGCATCAAGCATTGCTATTTGCTCAAGTAAAGTTCTATCGTACATTTGAGTATTACCTGCACCCCAACCTGTCGAATACCAAGCATGTTTAGCCCACGTTGGAGAAAGTTCTTGTGTTAATCTTTCTATAAGATTCCCGTCAGGATGACCAAAAGGATACAACCAACCAAACACTTCTTCTAACTCAGGTTTGCCAGCTAACGGGCCAGTACCCATCATTACTTCACGAATTGGGAAAGTAATAAACGGTCCAAAACTTGGAGTTGTTTGTTGAATCATAGACAACAAACCATCTCTATCTAAAGAAACCCCTGTTTCAAGAATATCTCCTACCGTGCCAGATCCCGGAATACCTTTCCCTACTATTTTTCCAGCTACACCAATTTCTTTAGCAAAAGGCAAACTAGTAAATAGTTTAGCTAAACTACTATTAGCTGGTCTAAAGACCATTGCTTTATTACCCCATTCGTTTTCTTCTTGTTGCACTCCCAACATAGGCAATTCGTAATTATCTTTTGAATAAAAATACGTTCCTTTACCAACAAAATGTGGATTATCTAAAGCTAGCCCAGCCCATCGCCCAATAACTTCTTGATAAGCGTTAAAGAACGGCATAGCAAACCCAACCATTTCAGCAAATTGTGTACGCTCAGCTAATTCATAAAGCACTTCTCTTGTTTGTTGAAGAGCGTGTTTGCGAGCAGCAGTTTCTATTCGTGTAATATCGTTAGGAGTTATACTATACGTACCATTAGCTTGACGATATGGTTGAATAGTTTCAATTATGTACTCTGCATAAGACGCTTCAAAAAATGGTTGCCTAGATAAAGTATCAGAAGCCATAGTTCCTAAATTTTCAAAACCTTTATCTACAGCAGCTTTAGTTATTCTTGTTAACGCACCTTGGTCTGAAGCCATATACGCAGGTCCACGCCCTTTAGCAAAATTAGGATAAGACATTCCTTCTATTAACCTGTCAGAATCATAAAAATCTTTTGAACGAATTTTTTTAATTAAAACAGAAACATCAGTAATATGTTTTACATCTTCTGGTTTTATTCTATCTAACGGCGATTCCGGACCAAAAATCTTTTTTTGCCATTCGTAGTCAAGCATAACTTCTTCAACATCTTTCCAAGTTATATCTTGTCCTTCTCTAGCTTTTGCTCTTAAATTACCAAAAAGACTTGGAGGTAAAAGCTCGTTTACTTCATCAATAATATCTTCAGCTACAAGTTCAAGAAGTTCTTTATCTCCTTCAAGCCCTTCATATTTATTAATACCTAAACGTTCACGAATTTTAGGACTTCTATCAATTACTTCAGCAATCTTTGATTTTTTGTCCCACCACGTTAATTTATCATTATAAAGAATATCAAATAAATCTTGGCTTATCGGACCAGTAGGAGAAAATTGCCTGTAATGATTATTCCATGCGTTTAAATATCTGCCATCTCTAGCATCTGCTAAATCATAAACATTCCACCCTTGAGACATTTCATCTTCAAAAATTCTTTTTTCAGCATTAACAAAACCCCTAACAGCTCCATCAGTTGAACGCCGTGAACTTAATTGTTCTTCAACCATTCTGTGCCAACGTTGATCTGAACCATACGCATTTTCAAAAGAAAGATTACCTACTTCTAATCTAGGAAAACCAGCTTTATCCCATTGAGTTGCAGCTTTATCAAATAAACTAACTATTTCATCTTTATTAGTTACCGCATAACCAAATTTATTTTCTAAAATTTCTAAAGCTAACCTTGTACGTTCAGATCTGCTATTAATGTTTGCTGCTAATTCTTTAAACTCATCTAAATCTTCAGGTTTAATTTTATGAGCTGATTCATAAAAACCTTCTAAAGAAGTTTTAAATTCACGACGTTCAGATATTAAACGTATAGCAGCATTTTCATACGACTGAGCTAAAACAACATGAGCATTTTTTTCAACCAATTGTTGCATTGCTTTTGTTCGTGAACGCCAATGCCTACCAGCCCAAGCAAGACCAACAAAAGGATGAACCATGCTACCTAAAAGTATTCTTGCGCCAACACTTGCGCCTCTCATCGCCCCGTATTTATATTTGCCTACTCGACTTTTGTGTTTTTCTAAATTTCGTTTAATAGCATTCTCAACAAAATCGCCATATTCATTAAGCGAATGAGGACGATACCCCTGCTCATAAATTCTACCTATTGGTTGATTCCTGTCTTTATTAATAACAACTTCATTAATTGAAACTTCTTTTTTAATAATTTTTGATCCATCTGGAAAATCTGTTTTAGCTCTATTTGTTGCAAAATGTTCTGCATAAGATTTAGAAACAGTTACCCAATCTCCAGCGTTAATATCATTAACATGTGGAGGCACAGCACGATAAATTTTTATAGTTTTTTTAGGATTATTTTTAGCGTAAGATAAAGCTTCCATTATTTCTTTATCTATTTGATCCCATCTTTTTTTCATTGGCTTAATCTTTTTGTCTCTTTCAATCCACTTATTAATTCGTTCAGCAGGAGTTGTACTGTCAAAATAACGAAACTCCTCATCATGAGCTTTAAACAATTCTCTTGTACGATTATTGCCAAATGTATCTACTATATCTTGTGGAGTTATATCATCTAAAGATCGACTATGTACACCTGTAAACATTCCAGACAAATCATCAAAAGTAGATCCTTTCTCAGGCGCTAAATCTACATGCTTTGTTTTTCTATAAGGATTTAATTCTAAAAGCAATTCTCTTTGAGCATGAGCAACAATATCTATAATATGTGCATCATCTATAGGTTTATAAACAACATTTTGTGGCATCACAAACGTTGGATCACCTTCTAAAGCTTCTTCTCCTAAAGTTACTTTTGCCGATCTAGCTTCAGGACCAACTGGTATTTCAGTAATATGAGGAAACGATTCTTTAAACTCATCACGTAAAGCCTGTTCAAAACCATCTTCACTAAAATTTAAACCATTTGCAGCAAATCGTTTTTGATAATTTGTCCAACCACCTTGCAAACTACTTAACATTTTCATCATGCCAAAAACCGCAGCCATACGCATTTTTTCATCTGTAATAACACGTGCAGTCCAACGTGGAGTTAACAACTTTCCAGAAGTCCAAACATTTTGCATACCTCTATACGTTCCACTTGCTATTTGTCTGGCTACTGCATTTCCGGGTTTTCTTAAACCAACTAAACCACCAGCATATTGGCCCGTAGCTTTTCTATATTCAACCCCTAACAAATCCCATCGAGGAACAACAGCACAAGCACTTAATTGACTAGGACTCATATTAAACAACAAAACATTTATACCGTATTCGTCTTTAAGAACCATCGAAACGCCATCTTCTCCATGTTCATCTAAAATTCTTTGAACACGAGGATCGTTAGAAGCTAACCTTCCTCTTTGACGAACGCCTGCGTCTTTTAAATACTCTGGATCAGCAGTTACAGTATTTACTGGCCTACGATCCATGCTTTTAACATTGCCATTTTTAGGATTAACCCTATTAATAAACCCAGCAGTAGCTTCTTGCAACCAAGTATCTAAATCACCTTTTTGAATTTTTCTTGACCTAGCAACACCATCGCTATTTTTACTATAAACTTTTATTCCATCTTCAATAAAAATATCTTCTGCTCGTTTATTAAGTTTTTTAACAACATCTTGATAAAATTTTCCCATTTCAACAAAATCAGCTCCAGCGTCAGCACGCCGTCGCCATTCACCAAGAAAACTTTCAACTTCATCAAGCTTAACAATTTTTCTTCCACCAAAATTTTGCTTAGAAGCTTCTTCAAGAAATCTTTCAAACATAATATAAGACTGGCCCCCAAGATCATCAAAACGAATTAAACCTTGAGGAACACGTTGCGTAATAAAACGCAATTGCCTAAACCCTCCGGGTTCAAAAGTACTTGGAATCCAATGCCTTTGTTCAGCAATCTTTCTAGTGCTGTCTGCTTTAAGACGATCCATGTTTCTTTTGTGAATTATATTTAAAGGCCGATGAATTTTACCATTACCTGTTCTAGCAACAACTTTGCTACCGTTAACAATTCCTTCAGCAATGCCATCTATCAAAACATTAAGAGTCATATTGTCAGAAGGCGTTAACAACTCAAAAGCATCTACTTCTGAAACATGACCGCCATTAGCATCCATCGCATATTTCTTTTGTTGCGCTTCTCGTACTATATTATCAAAATCAAAATGATGATCCCAATGAACTTCTGTAAGGATTTTCCCCATTTCATCAAGATCAGCACTTTCTATATCAAATTCTTTTTCTCTATTACGAACGTATGTTTCGTTTCTACGAATATTTCTTTCAAGTTTTTCAACATCTTCCATAGTTGAACTAAGAAGATTTTCTATTTCCTGTTCGACATTACGAATTTCAGTTTGAATACGATTACGTTCATTTGTACGCAGCCGTGTTTGAGCTTGTTGTTTTGTTTCTTGAACACCTTTTTTAATTAACAAATCGTTTTCAGTAACTTCATAAACACGAGTGCCTACTTCTTTCCACTTATCAAGAAGTCTTGATTTTCTATTTTCTAATTTCGTAACTTCTTTGCCTTTACCTGAAATAGTATTTCTAAGTTTCCCAACTTTAGCTTTTTGTTCTTTAATAAGATTTTTTCGAGCTTCTATTTTATCTCGTTTTTTATTAAGATTTTCAAGATCTATTTTCCATTGGCCATCAATAGCGTCATCTGCTTGCCTAACAATATCGTCAATTTCTACTTTCACAGAAAGATCGCCCATATAATTACGCAACACTCTTTGAGCTGCTGGAAAACTTGGAGCAGTAGCTAAAGCAGCAGCAGTTTCGCTAGGCAAAGATTTACCTAATTTTCTACCAGCATATTGTAAAAACTTTGTAGCACGCCTATTAAGTATGTTGTTATCCGCAGCAGTTTTTCTTCCTCCTTTAAGAAAAGATAAACTTAAACCTTTATCTGGCACATCCTCAATAACAGCTTTGTAAGTATCAGAAAACCATTTACTATTTGCAACGCCTTCTGCCTGCAATTTAGTAACGCTTGCTTTAATACCAAGTTTTTGTTCATAAGTGTGCCGAACTTTTTTAGGTCTAGCTAATTCTTTTGTAACATCATCTACTGTTTCAAGTCTTGGAGGTGGTGGCAAATTAGGATTTGATAAATCTTTTCCAATTGCAAAATCTTTATCTCTAATAACAGTTATTCCTCGTTGCCCTTCTGTAATAACAAATGTTTTACTTGGAGTTGCAGTTCGTAAATAATCTTTAGGTATCCCAAAATCATATATTTTTACTAAATCTCCAGCGTCATTTACTCTTGCAACTACCGATGCGCCTTTAACAAATTTTCCTGCACCTATAGTAAATCTTTCAACAGGATCTAAAAATATTTCTTTAGCGAAATCAGCAGTTCCTGATATAGCACTAAACCACCATTGCGATTCAATAGCGTTATAAGCTTTACGATCAAAAGGATCTATGGCAGCTATATTTGCAGCAAGCGCTTGTCCAGCAGATCTATCTTCGTTATAAACAACATCATACGCTTGTTTCCATTCATCAGCATTAAAAAATACAAATGGATTAGTTTGCCCATTTGCTATAAATCGCATTTGAGTAACTGGATCTAGACCTATGCCACTAGCAGATAGCATTGTAAACCCTATAGCTAATGGGTTATCCACTAATTGATTCATTACTACGCCCCATGCTTGGCCTGCTTCTCCTATAGGGTCTCTAACAACGCCCCTAATTTCTTTAGGGACAGCGCCTATAACAGCGCTACCTACACCTTTAGGCCCAAACAACGTATGCTCAGGTACTCCACCTTCTTCAGTAAAATCTAAACCGACAAAATCTCTAAGAATATCTTCTTGAACAAATTCAAATAAACCTTGACCAGCTTTAGTAGCATCCCACATAGGCGTACCGTTATGCCCAATGTTTCTTAAAATTAAACCATCAACAAGTACTTCTTTGGCTCCTAAATAAATTCCACCAGCTCCAGCTTCAACAAAATTAAAACCCCAATTACCAAATCTGTCGCCTGCTTTCCACAAAAATTCGTCAGGAGACATTTCCCAACCAGCTTTAACAGATTCAAGAAACCCTTGTCTTTGTTCGTCAGTAACAGAAGTACTAATATCTACGGCTGCTTTAGTTGGTGACGTAAAAGTTGTTAAAGGATTAATCGTATCATTTAGTTTGTTAACAATATCTTTAATGCCCATAGTTAACTCCCTATTTCATTATTTTGATTAACCCTAACAGTAGCTTTCATCTCTCTAACTAATTTACGTAATTGAAACGAAGAATCTCTATGCGAAGCTCTTAATTCAAGAGCTGGCAAAACAGCTAAAATCTGCGCTTTTCTTTCTGAACTTAATGGTTTAGATTGTGGCCTCCCACCAGCAGGAGTAATAATACTTTCAGAAGGTCTGCTCGTAGGCCCAGTTAATTGCATATCACCCGGCCGCATTGTAGAAATTGGCGGTTCTTCTATTTTAGGTAACGGAATTACATCTTGAGCTTGTTCTTGTTCTAAAGACTGGCCATATTGTTGACCCGTTACAGTTTTATTTGCTTGTTGCCCTTTTCCTTTTCTTGGCATTACAACGCTCCAAGAAGTTCACGCAAACCAGCAGGCCCACCCTCGGCAGGAGGAGCAGCCATAGCTTCAGCTCCAGCTCCGGGTTGGGCTATGCCGGGTTGTGCTTCAGGGGATGTAGGTGGAACCATTTCAGCTTGTCTTTCTTGAGCTTCACGCTGTACTTTTTCAACAGCGCCAGCAAGTTCAGCTTTATCAGCTTTAACAAGATCAATAATACGAGCAATATCCGAAGGCGGTATTGCCCCTGTTGCTGCTTGTTGTTGCAAACCAGAAAGCAAACTTTGTTCAAGTAATTCAGCGGTAACAGCGTCACGTTCAGCTTCAACATCCTCAACAAGAGGATCTATTTTCATAAAGGATTCTTTTGACATCGTTCCCATTTGAAGCCTTTGACCGCCAGCAATAACAAGATTATTGATATCAGCCCCAGCATGACTGTAACTGACCACATTATCATCCGTTGTAAAGTGTTTGCTTGGAACATAATCTACCTTGCCTTTTACTTTGCCCATAGAAACATAAAACGATTTAGATTGATTACCGGCATGGGATTTAGCCATAGCGATAGCTATTTTATTTTCAGCTTCTAACGAACGAGCAAGGATACGTTGCGATTCCTGCACAGCAAAATCAACAACAGCGGAAAGCACAGCGTCGCCACGACGACCAGTACGAATATTACTAGTAGACTCGCCACCAAATTCGGCAGGTACACCAGCGGTTAAACGTTGCGCCCTTTCTAAACGATCAATTGCAGGGTTAGTCATAAATCCGGGTTGGAGTTGCATATCTCGCAAATCACCGCCACGCAAAACACCAACTTCTCCAGTTAACCCATTCGCAGGGTTAATAATTTTTGGTGATTCACCTGCACGGCCTATAAGCCACGTATCAGGAAAGATACCTTTTTGCACAGCTATAACTTCTAAAGCCATTAACTTAGCTTGCTGCTGATACATCCCTAGTATGCCATCAAACTGTCCTTTAGATTCATCTAAAGAAATACGCTGCGACATAACAACAGGACAAACGCCTGTACGGTTTTTGACACGTTCTAACTCTGCAACAACAGGGCCAGTATCGTTATTCGTAGAAAACATTCCAATACTATTAGCAGGATGCCGGACCGCTACAAGCACATACTCTTCATGGTCCACATACTCAATAAGTTCAATCGGCCTATCATTATCATACGGGGCTTCAGCAACACCAGCAAACCGCAACGCAGCATCAGGGTATTGTTTCCGAATCCAACCATACGAACGTTCATAACCAAACACGCAATCCGCAGGAGTCATATCATCAGACCCACGCAAATTAGACGGATACGCTGTTAACGGATCACGAACATGCCACGTCGGGCAACCCTTATCATGGTCAAACCGTATTTGAACAATAGTGTTAGCATACCCAATTAAGTGACGTGCTCTCTTAGCCAGTTGCATGTCAATTCTTGAGTTCTGCCACCAACCAAACAACGCCTTACGACGAATCGCAGCAAACTTTTTAGCTTGCTTAGAAGATTCATCTTCAGGTGGACATACAATGTCCGGCGTTACCGACGCTATACGCATCGCTGTTTGATCCAAACCCTGAGCAAGAAGATTCGCAACAGCCGAAGCCTCAGTCGAATCTATCTCAGGAAGCGGAACAATAACATCGCCGTTATAATGGTCACGGATATGACGCATCCGTTCTTTCGCTCCAGCATGGTTAGATGACCGTGTATAGTACAGGTCTACAATTTCTTCAGCGCTTTTCAATGTTTTAGCTTTCTGCTGTCACCCACGAAGGTCGCCATTGTTTAAACGGCTCAGACATAGGCGTATATAATTTTTCTAAGTTATGTTCTACAAACCATTGTGCCATTACACAGTCGTCAGTTCTAGAACCTGTGCCTTCTGGATTCCATTTTGTTACTTCATTAACCAAAAGCAAAGAATGAGGCCGAGCGTCAGTCCGCTGTTTTCCCGGAAGTCGAATACGGCCAAGACGATACAACGGTGCTAACATTTGCACCCCATACTTAGGATCACCCTTATTTCTAGAATGCGTATAATGCGGAATAAGCTCAACCCCCCTAAGAGCTGACCACCGCCGAAAATGATCGTACTGCAAAATAAATTTTTGAGCAGCGTTGGCTTCAACTATCCAATGCGTAATCGGATGGCCTATCTCGTTACTTATCTGCCACCACTCCTCAGCTATACCAGTAAAACGTTGTTCATCATGGTTCCAATCTAAAAACGCTGGCGCATCCATCTTACGACGGTACGACTCTAACAAATACCTGTACTCGCTATCAGGGCAATACGCCCAGCATTGCAACGCCCAAAAATTAGACGGAGAAGGATCAGCAGACGCAACTACCATAACGTCACCTGCAAGATACTGTGGCACTTCCCACAAATCACGGTCCGTGTCCCAACAACCAACATAATCAACGCCGTTTTTACCTTGACCCCCACTAATCCAAAGAGGATCAACAAGGACAGACGCAGGGTCCGAATCTTCCTGCTGGTACAAAATCTCATACCTGTCAGGTGTTTGCGCTTTAACATGGCGTATCCTTCTCCAAGGAAGCCTCCGAGGATACAAAACACAACCTTCAGGGTACGGTGGGTCCGTTGCTTTATGAAGCTGCTCGCACCTGTCCTCATAATGGGCTTTAAATTTAAGATGATGATACTTACGTTCACCTTCAGCATCTACCTTATCTTCATCAACCTCATCATAATCTTCATCAATAGGAGCAAACTTATCTAACGCATAACGGTAAATATCGTCAGAAGCCATACGCTGCCCCTGCAAAATAAGTAAACCTCCGGGTTCTAACCGTGTTTCAGCTACCTCATCCCACCAACGATACATGTCAGAACGTGATTCGCTGTTACGCATCTTCCTTGGGTCCCACACGTCATCCCAAATAATAAGATCAAAACGGCCACCAAGAAAACCAGAGTCCATACCAAACGCAGACCATGTAGGTTCTTTCTGAGAAAGCGGAACATCGCCTTGCTGCACAACAGTAAATGCCTCCGCACGCCATATTTCTTTAGCGTCAGGTTTAAACTGGCCGAAATCTTCTTGCATAGTGCGTTCAGCGTCAATACCTATACCTAACTTAACGTCGTTTAATTCGGCACGGGCGACATGCTCACGTTCAAACTCTGCCCTCAAACGCCGTGTATACCATTCAGCGAGACGTTGAGTCGAGGAACCGAGCATACCCCTAATGGCACGGTTGCGTACCGTGGCCCATGCCGGAAGTACCTTAGCAAAAAACGTTGACTTGCCCGATCCGGGTGGGGCGTTAATAACAACGTACTCTTCTAAAGGCGTTTCAAAAAGCTCAAAAACTTTTTCAGTGGCTTCTATCTGCCAAGGCTGCAAAATAATGCCAAAATAACGCAAAGCAAATTTCTCAATGTTATTCCAGCACTCCTGCACCTCAGCAGGTAACTGGTCATACGTCGGAATATCAGAAACCCCGATCTTATCAACCTGTTCCTTAGCGATAACATAATTACGGGTAGATACCCTACCGTTCTCATTATCTCTCGCTGAATGATAATTAACGCTAGCCTGTTTCGCAGCAGCATAAATACTGTTACTACGCCGAAGAATTAAATACTCAACCCATTTCTCAACAGGGGTAGCTTTACCAGAACCCATGTTAATAGATTCTAACTATCGGCCAACAAAAATCACGTTCCTCATATTCTTCAAAACAATCCATCCACTCTTTCATATCGTCCATGTGGACCGCATCATGGTTCTCACAATACACAGGCGAACAAAAACCTTCCTTTACCCCATGAACAATCCACTTTTCAAAATCGTTTTCCCAAGGCTCAACAAACTCCACAACCTCACAAACGTCAGACACTACTTCTTTTTTCGTTTCATCTTCTTACGACCAGCAGCCTTAGCAGCCTTAGAAGGCCGACCCCTCTTACTACCGTAAGTACCTTTACCGTATGGCATAACTATTCTCCTTCACTGACAACTATCACAATAATCAGGATTTTCTAAGCCACACTCTAGCACCTCATCATCGTCCACGTCCCATACCTCATCAAAATCTTCAAAAAACACAAAAACTCCTCGTCATACTGTTGCAAAAAAGAAACAACCGAGATACCCTACAACAAAACCCAAACCCAAACGGGTACTGTGGACCCTTGACCCACCACAGCAACGCTTGTAAGAAGCGCCCGACTAACCCTCGGTGCGTCACCCGTCAGAAGGGTAACCGCCCCCTATGAAAACGCAAACAAGGAAATGAGCGCATAGGGGCGTAGCGCACAGGACAAAGCGACTACAAGGCCAAAGCAGCCTAAATGCTTGGGAGGTTCCCAAGGGAAACCACGCCCAAACACAACACCCCACACACAACAAACCACACACACAAACAACTGAACCAAAACCACCAAAACACCGATAACAATACTGAAATCACTAGGGTAGCAAGGCACTTCCCCCCTAAACCCTCAACCTCTAGTAAAGGTTTAGGGTATGGCACCCCCTTATCTATTTGAGACATAGGCTATCGGTTTTATTGATAGTAGGCCAACCGTGTGGTTGGGTTATGTTTTTTTGGTCCAACCGTTTGGTTGGGTATTGTTATACGTTGTTTGGTATATTTACTATCCGGGCGCGCTGGGGTTGGTGTGTTGTGGGTGGTTGCTCTGAGACGCTCTGGGATGCGTTCTAAGGCCTGTTATACGTTCTCGGGTATTGTCCCCCTAGTTCGGGATATAAACGCCTTAGAGTAATTGTTACATTTCGTAACATTAGTGTTACGTTTGTAACATTAGAAAAAAATTTCTTGACTTGTTATACATCTTCGATTAATGTTTTTAGTAGTACCCCGATAAGGGAAGCACTAGAGGACCGGAGAGAAAACCGGAAGCAATCTAGAGGCGGTCGAAATGGTCAGCGATGACACACCATGAAGGTGGTAAACGATACCGGCGATGTGGAAGTAATCAGGGGAAAGCGTGTATCGGTGTTAGGTCCGATGAACTTAGAGGTTTAGAGCAGTACCCACGGGCAAACACTCACTAAGTAATTATCGGTAGGCGTGAAGGGTCTAGGCAGAGATCTGAGAGAGTGAAGGGCGTTCCCCTTGTAGTAGCTTTCGACTGAGTGAATTGAGACTGTCACACCCTTAGAGTCTTTCTTTCCTTCTCTGTGGAATTAACCACACTGACGAGGCTCCAACCGGAGCTAGAAAGAAGGAAACATGAGCGCACCTAGAACAGTAGGCCGGTACTCCGTAGGTAGAACCTGTGTGAGTATCGCCAACCGTAATAAAGAGTTCTACCGATTGAAGAAATTGGAGCGGATAGAACAGCTCAACCGGAGTAAAGGCGAAACGAACATACCTGAACATGACGTTTCAGGGTGGATAGTTTCAGCCGATAAAATCCGGTGGTAGTGCTTAGGGCATCCGCAAGGGTGCCCCTAGTAGTATCACCTGATACTAGAAAGAAGGAAGATAATGAAAGAGTTCACTATCAACATAGAGCCGGACTATTTAACTACTGGCTCACACGTTGCAAGCCGAATACTAGAAGCACGGCCCGAAAATATGACCGTCGCTAGCTGGCGTGCAACTGTGGTTACATTCGCCGAGCATATCCGCTACCTGGCTTTTAAAGCTGCGGACGCTCCCGAAGGTGAACTAAGTGATTATCATAAACTTATGATTCACTTGGATACTTACCTACCTCGCTAGGTTGTGCTTTGGACATTCGTGAGAGTGTCCTTAGTAGTGCCTAGTGGCACGGAAAGAAGGAAAAGAATAATGGCAAGAAGATGGTCATACGAAGAGAGCGATACCATAACAGAAGCGTTCTTGAAGGTAATCAGTTACAAGAACGACCTAATGAAGACCCCTATATGGGATAACATGGTAGACGGTAAACCTAAAGGTTGGAGAACCGACTACACAAGATATTGTAAACATGGTACCAATGTAGGTGACCCTTATGGACCTGATTACCTTTGTGGGTACTGTGAAGACGATACTCCTGATCAGGTGCTAGAAGATAAGGCATACATGCTCCGACTTGAGCAAGTTGCAGAAAATTGGGAAGCGTTCGCCCTTGATTTAGCTTTACACCTTGAGCACGGATTACCGTTCGAGAGTCAATTAAAGGAACTCAAGATCGGTGTACTACCTAGCTAGGTTGTGCTTTGAGCATTCGCAAGAGTGCTCTTAGTAGTGCCTAGCGCACTAGAAAGAAGGAAGATATGATTAATTGGTACAACAAAGAAGTAGACCTTGACCGTTGGCGTAGAGGTGATCGGTATTATCATTGGTGTGACGCATTCAATGACATGGAAGACCCATGCGAAGAAATGGGTGGCAACATGCACTGGGACTTATGTACTAAGTGCATTAAGCTCCCTGACTTGTATGACCGTCTAAACTTCGAGCATCATGAGGAATACAAGAACACTAAGGGTAGCCATATTGATGGACCTTGTGCTAGACCTGAATACTATTGGAAGTATGATAGCTACACGGGTGACGCTGAACCAAGCGGAGAGTATTTGTGCGACGTGTGCAAGATCGTCTTGAATCACTAAGTTGTGCTTTGGACATTCGTGAGAGTGTCTTTAGTAGTGCCTAGTGGCACGGAAAGAAGGAAGATAATGTCAGAAAGAATAACGATGAAACATATAGAGTTTCAGTTACAGGCTTTAAACGGTTACTTCGGTATCAAAGATGCTAAATGGGACACTGTAGGGCACTTCTATGTTGACCAATCTAACGGGGGCTACCGATTAGTGCGTGTCATCAATGAAGGTGGTGGTTGTACGGATATTTCGTTTCGTGGAACTAAGCGTGAGATATACGACAGTCTCTACGCAATTAACAATGTCTTGGTTGCAACAATCTTGCACCGATAAAGATTGCTAAGTTGTGGGTTGGGCATTGGAGACAGTGCCTTTCCTAGTGCTTAGATAGGGCACGGAAAGAAGGAAAAGATATGGACGCTTTAAGATGGAGTCACGGTTGGATAACCGTACCCGATACCATGCGTAAAGACTTAGTAGAAATTTGGGAAGCAGTTACTAAACTTCCTACTGAGTTAAGCGAAGAATCTAGTTAAACCTAGAAGAAAGGAGGAAAAGATATGGACATGCAACCACTACTAAACGAGCTAGCTAAACAGTTAATTCCCTTAGTCATTGAAAACCTTAACCCTGAAGAACTTGATTTCTTCAAAGGTGAAGATGACAATGAGATTGACAACGACGTTCTCGCAGAAGCTCTTAGGCACTGTTTAAGAGAAGGTTGGGTTGATGAAGAAATAGAATCACGCATTGATTCTGTTATTAATAATGGTAGCTGGGACTTTGATATAAGTTTCTCGGCCTAAACAATAAATAAAGAAGGGAAAGATAATGTCAGAAACTTACACGATTGCTATGAAAGTCATGTTTGAATCTACAGTAGAAGTAGAAGTTGAAGCTGACAGTGAAGATGAAGCTGTTGATCTTGCTTACGAAGCAGTTGATATCGCTGATGCTCACGCTGAAGCATCGCATTCTGAAACAATTTATTGGTCTACTGTTTGTATGGCCTAAGAAGGGAAAGATAATGCCAGAACAAGAAATTGACTGGGCAATAGAAAGAATTAAAGCTGTATTCTTTTCAGATGAGCCTAGTAACCTGCTTATTTATAATAAAGAAGCAGAAGATATACCATTTGATCTAGCAAACTCTGACGATTCAAGGTAAACCGAGCAGACGCACGGTAATAAATCCTAGAGCTGATGAGCGTAGCTCCCTACCCATCTGAAGATAGTCCCCTGTCGTAGGGTGGGTAGTGGGAAACGCTTGACGGTGTTTCAGAAAGAAAGGAGAATTAAGTGCATCCTGAAGCAGACATGAGCATCGTAAGCACGATACTCTCAGGGATTGCAGTAATCAGTGTGCTTATTGTCCCTGTATTGATCTCTTATATTAAAGAGAGAATAAATAAATAAAAAAAAGAAAGGAAAGAATATGAGTATAAAATCTGACATAGAAAAATCTGAAAAGATATTTGCTCCGTATGAAATACCAGTTGATGTAACCAGTTATGAGCAATACGCTAAAGACGTATTTGAAACTGCTATTGAAGGCGGTATTAATTATTGGGCTGACATCTATGAGGTATCTTATGATGAGGGTCGTGGTTGGTACGCCAAGCTGACCGTCTCTGACGATTACTATGATGATGGTACTAGTTTTGTGCTTGATTGGTGGACCATTATGAGTGGGACACAACGTCTTGTGACATCAGGTATTAATTACGAAGCTGGTTCTTTAATCAGCCAAGTTGTTGCAGTTCTAAAAGAAGCAGCAGAGACAGACGACTATGAGAAATTTCTCAACATGTACGATGTCGAATGGACAGATATTATTGTCCAGCACGGGTTGTTTGGAGGGCTTGTTTTCGGATAAGCTATTCATTGCCCCCCATACGGGTTTGGTCCTTCTTTCCCTGTATGGGGGGTTTACCTGTACTAAAATAGAAAGATGGACTGGAGAGAGAAAGCTGGCTGTCGTGGTATGACTGCGACGTTTTATTCAGACCAACATCGTAAGTGTAGGTTTGTTTGTAATTCTTGCCCTGTGTTTGAACAGTGTATTGGTACGTCTGTTGAGGATGAACCTGACCCTTTCCAACTCTGGGGTTTCAGACATGGGATGACGGCTTCCGAGCGTCATCGTTGGCGTATGATGAAGGCCAGACTTGACAGCGTGTGATACCCTGTTAAAAAGGATTTAACAAAAAGAAAGGAGGAACCAGATGAGCAAGAGCTTTTCCAAAGAAGAATGGCTTGCACTACCTGTTGGTCGAGATCACGGTCATCGTAACGACGACATTGACAAACCAGTAGTCGTGTGGACCGTACTTAATAGAAGTACCGGTTGGTCAAAGATGGATTGGTTTAACGTCGAGTGGAACACGCCGATTGATTTCGGCAATCCGTCAGATGACCAAGACCTTCCAATACCACAATACCAACTGGGTGGTGGATTCACACTTAACGCCAGTTAAAGAAAGAAGGAAACATGGACTTTGATTTCTCACCAGAGAAACCTAAAAGGCGTAAAGCTGCATATAAAAAACCTGACTCTTGGGTTAGGTGTTTAGATTGCAGAGCTATTTACGCTGACAGGATAAGTAAGAATTATCCTACTTGTAAGTTCTGTAATGGAGCTAACTGGTCGAACGATGTTTGACATCTGATGACAGTGTGCTACAATTATAGTAATCCCAGAAAGGAAGGCATGACACTTTACAAAGATATGCAATACCATCCGGCTTTCACAAACAAGCCTGTAAGGTTAGCACTCACCGATGATAGTAAAGTATTAATTACTTACGACACCGGCGAAGTGTACCCATACGATTGGTCTGTTGAAATGAACACAGACGAAGCATCGTTATTGCATTACCTATTAACCCAATTTCTTTTCGATGACCTCGTACTTAATCAGGGTATGCCCAAAGATTATTACGGGTCAGAGGAAGATACAATCTGATGGGAAGAATCCGCAGGATGATACGTCACCGGCGTGACCGGAGATCAATCAAGCGGTTCTCTCAAACCAGAGAAACATTTATAAACATAAGGAAGGATATTAATATGCCAAAAATTACATTACTTGGGTTCACTCCAGAAGAAGAAACGGAGAACCCTCACCTCAAGCAACTCTACGATGTAGTTGATGCTATCAATGAGGGCTACAAAAGAGAATACGGTGACGATGATGAGTGACCCTCGCAACTGCGATGTGTGTCCGACTTGTCGTCGCCCATTCAGGGCGCTTCAATCACATGAACGTGCGAGATCAGGAAACCCTGACTCTCTAGAGCATGAAGCAGCAAAGGAACTGAAAGACGCAGGGCTAAGATGCAAACAAGTCTTAGACTTTCTACGCTGGGAAAAGCATAACGCTTTAACCAGATCACATAGGGCAAGCTACGTCGGCAACAACGGGTTTGTCAGTGGAGAGGATATGAGATCAAGTCTTGGCTCTGGAGATTGGCAACGACGTGTCAGGCAACTGTCTGAAGAGTACGGCGTTCCAATAGAAAGAAAAATGGATAACCCCAACGGTGGCAGGAAGGTAGCTTATTACCGGCTTGCTGACGGATGGGACTACGAAGGAGAAACAGAATATGTCTGATGAATACATAGATTACTTAGTGTACGAGCGTCGTATGGAACGAGCGTTCGGCAAAGAATTTACGGCCAGCAGAAAGCTGTCACCCATAGCGAACAAGGACTTCGAGGGTACGCCCGACGAAAGCGAGATCGTTAAGGACAAGTAAGTGAAATACACTAGCGATATAGAGCAGGCTTACGGCAGGTTCTTACAAGGAAACAGAGAGGTCAAGGGAACAGCGTGCGGTACTCTGTCTAGGGTGTCTGACTCTGGGGCGTGTCTCCGTCAGCGAGGCTTCAACGCTTTGCAGACAGAGGAATGCCACACCATAGACACGACAACCCTGTTAGCGTTCGAGCTAGGCACACACATGCACAACGTAGTGCAAGAAGCATGTGCAGACCAGTTTGAAGGAGAGTACGAAACACCCATAGATCTGTCCTACTCAGGTGTTAGCCTTAGCGGTAGCTGCGATGGTTTAATTAAAGTCAATGACCAATACAGGTTGTTAGAAATAAAAACCATGAGTCCGTTTGGGTATTCCCTCTGTAAAAACTCAGGGGTTCCTAAGCGAGAACACATTGTGCAAGCCAGCTTGTATGCCAAAGGCATGATAGAAGCAGGCAAACAAGTAGACGCTGTGTACCTAGTGTACATAGCTAAAGGCGATGACTTCCGTAGCAAAACAAAAGCAGGAGACATGATGGAATGGGTAATCCCGTTAGATTTTTTTATCTACGAGTACAACATGTCGCCAATGCAATTAGCTGACGCTGAACTAGAACTGTTCCGCTCTGTCCAATACGATCTTAGCTCCGACAAGCTCCCAGATGCCGTAGTATTTGACGACGATGGAGTTGACCAGCTAATAGAAAGCCCTAGCCCCTACGGTGTGCCTCATAAGGGAGGCTACTGGGGGTGTAGGTATTGTAGATTTAATGAGCTGTGCCAAATGGTAGGACCAACCGATGTGTCTTTATCTACAGCTCGTTATCATGAATCATTATTGAAAGGAGATAATGATGACATCCCAGTTAACGAAGTTAGCTAAACCCATACCAGAAGCGTATGTGAAAGTTAAACCAACCGGCAGAGGCGACAGGTACGTTAGTCACGGAGACATAACACAGTTCTTGCTCGCTCATGTTGGCCCGTTTGATATGAGGATAGTGGAACTTATACGCAGCCCTGAAGGTATAGTTGAGGGTTGCATATTGGAAGCCACGTTCCAGATAGATGGGCGCACGGTCACTATCCAAGAGATAGGTGAAGTGGAGCGACCTAGTAAACACTCAGGTCAGAACGCTAAGAGTAGCGTCAGCGACGGCATAAAACGGATAGCCATGCGCTGTTCTCTGGGGTTAAGTCTCTGGACAGGTGACGAAAGCTACCGGCTACATAAAGAACTCACTAAAGGAGAAGAGTAAATATGGCAAAGCAACTAGAAGAACATAATTTCACTAAGGCTGGTTCCAAGCTCAAGTATGATTGGGATCAGTGGCTAGATGGTAACATTTGGGAAATTAAACGACCTGATGATTTCCAAGGCAGCAGCCAAAACTTTCGTGCTGCTGCGCAAAGTCATTCAAAGCGACGTGGCTTTAAGGTTCGCACAAATGTGGTAGACGATGACACGGTTGTGATCCAAGCTTACGATAATAACAAATAGGAAGGAAAAGAATGAGTAAAGCAAAATCACATGATGAGATATTAGAAGATGAGTTTGAACACAGGAAACAAGGTGGGATGCCCAGTCAAGAATTTCTGTTAGACACTGGAGAAATGTTCGTAGCAGATATTTTCTCAGGCGAAGGTAAGTTTTTAATTACTGACGAATGGGAAGAATGTGGCATCCTTTTGAAATGTGACATATTAAAAGGATGGATAAATGAATTAGATGAGTATTACGAGGAGCTACGGGGTAGCAAAGAAGCGTGGGAAAATTTATTAACAGCTATGAAATGGACTGATTCAGAAGCATACGATCTTATGTTAGAGGAGCAGAAAGATGATTAACGAACATACACACTACCTTCACGGCAACCTCGGAAGAGACTGGTCAATGAAAGTAATAGAAAGCACAGGCAAAACCGTCTACGAAAACGCACTTGCCTACTCTCTGAAACAGGACGACCCGACCATCTGGGTCAACCTCACGATATGGGAGGACAGTAGAGACGGGTCAACCGTACTAGCAGAAACCATTGCAGATAAAACAAGCAAAGGTTCTAGAGTTATAGTGCGTGGGAAATTCACGCAAAGCTCCTACAAAAACAAAGAAGGAGAAACAAAAACTTCTTGGAACTGTAGCGTATGGGACGTAGCCAATGTCATACGGAAGCCTCAAGGGGCATCAAACTTTTCATCAGGTACAGGCAGGCTAGGACCAGCCGACGATGAATACAAAAAGAAAGTAGAACAAAACACCGGATACGATTACGATTCTGGAGAAGCAAAGGAGATACCATTCTAATGACAGCCAACGATCAACTAGTAGCATTACGGATGCCGAAAGATTTAGTAGACAAAGTAGACCACATCGCTACCGACGAAGGCCGTACAAGGTCATCAATGATACGCCGTATGCTCGACCAGTACATAGATAACTACGCCTACGTTAAACAGTGATAAAGTTTTCAAGAGAATGGGCTATGCCCAGCTCTGAAACTTTCACCATTAAACCGATAGCTCATCTGCTTAGGCGTGAGCTATTAGGGGCGTGGCCACACACCGCTGCTATTTGGGTAGACCCTTTCGTTAGGAACAGCAACGTCAAACATTTAATGACGTGGACTAACGACATCAACCCAGAGTACGAAGCTGACTACAACATGGAAGCATTAGATTTCCTGAAACTTATCGACGATGAATCAGTTGACGGAGTTCTATTCGACCCACCGTACAGCGTCAGACAGATCAAAGAATGCTATGAAGGCATTGGGCGTACCGTCACCCAGTACGATACACAAAACCCGTGGACAGCGTACAAAAAAGAGATAGCACGGATTGTTAAACCGAAAGGGAAAGTTATTAGATTCGGTTGGACATCTGGTGGCATTGGAAAGAAGCTAGGCTTTGAACTTGTTGAAGTTATGCTTGTACCCCACGGGGGAGTACGTAACGACACGATAGTTACGGTAGAACATAAGCGATTAGATAAACAGGAGAAGTTATTTTAATGTCAAAAGCACGACAAAAAGGAACGACTGGTGAAAATGAAATACTAGCTATGCTCTACGAGTGGGGGCATACTGATGCGAAACGAACCTCGGCAGGGAAAGAATCACACGATATCTGGTTGGGGGATATTATCGTGGAGGTTAAGTTTCGTAAACGTTGGACCTTATTCCCGTGGGTGTCTAAGGCACGTCGAGTGTCTGAAGATAACAGGTGGGTGATCTATTGCATCCACGGGGATAGGCGTTCAGCGGTAGGTCGAACAGTTGGTAAGGTAGCTGTGATGGATGCGGAGTTCGCAACAGAGCTGCTAATGTTATGGAGACACCACCACGAAAAGGACCAATACCTATGAAAAAAATATTTACAATAGTTTTAACACTAGGCTTTCTATTTACAGCAACGCCAGCCCAAGCAGATCACAAGAACCACCCACCGTTTATTGACTGGGGCATGTTAGAAAAATGGACATACGCCTATGAATACGAATGGTTAGAAGAATCTTCATCAGTTCAATGGTTGCAGTATTGGTTGGGCATAGAGCAAGACGGCATTTATGGAAGGCAAACACACTTAGCTCACCGGCAAAAAGCTATGGAGCTGGACATTAACGTCAATCTTTTCTGGGACATGGTAGTTGAACAAGATTATGGCCCTGATGTAGAACGCTGGCGACCCACCGTGGAAGAAGCGATTGTCGCTATGGGTGGCCCTATTGAGGATACATACAGGTTTTTAAGTGTGATGCGTTGCGAAAGCCAAGGTGACCCTGATGCTTACAATGCAAGTAGTGGAGCGTCAGGGCTAATGCAGCACCTACAAGTATACTGGCCTCCCCGTGCTAAAGCTGCTGGCTTTGAAGGGGCATCACCCTTTGACCCTGTAGCAAACATCTATACATCAGCGTGGTTAATATACCGAGCAACTGGTGGAGGTTGGCAGCACTGGGTGTGCGTTTAACGACGCTCTAAAGCCCTGATCCTTTGCTCATGGTCCTCTAGTTGATCTTCAACGTTATCTAGAACAGCGTCACCTCTAGCTAAACGAATTTCAATTTTGATAAGTACAGTTGATACCCACGCCATCCACGGTAAGAGACATCCGGTAAGTATCAACAAGAACAACGCTTCTAAACTCATGTAACCTCCAGA